CCCGATAAACGAATCTCAAACTTACCGTCCGAGGTTACGTGTTTATATACCTTCTTACGACCAATCATACCATCGGGAACTTTGTTCCACTTTACTTTGGTCGATTCTTCAAGGTGTTTTTTGAATGTTTTCATAGTAGAATTTTTCCATTATGCGTTATCTACCAAAATAAGTTCGAATGTTGCTGATACTTTAGTGGCCTGTGCTGCTGTCAAGTCAAGACGGATATCACTCTTTTCACCGAATCTTAACGGTATAGGATATTCCTGAAGAATATTTTGACCGCCCGCAGAGTAAAGTCTTCCTTTAATTCTAAATGGACTGAGAGGACTATTCCTTGACATAAGACTGTAACCCATAGCGGAGTTAGTTGACGCTTTGTCCGAACCTAATGTTAATTTAAGTAAGTACGCAGTCTTGCCCGCAGGGACAGTATACACTGCCATCAGAGTTTGCGCAAGACCCGCAGTGATTCTAGCAGCAAGACCACCAGACATTGAGATGTCGACATCAGCGACGTTAGTAGTGTTTAGCATTTGTGCTCGGAATACGCGTGAGAACCGTTCGACCGCAGTATCACCAATAGCAACAATCTCTGATATCTCCTGAAAAAATTCATTCAGACCGGTGATTATAACCGAATCTCCAATATTTTCTGTTGAAGTCACGATGGGGGTGTCAGTATCAGGATATGAGTAGGTGACACTACCAGTGTTACCGTCCCAAACTGTTCCGGTAGTCACGTCAACGCTTGTTGCGCCAAATTTGTGAATGTGCGATTGACCATCGATCAAACCGCTGGCGAGGGGGATATTGACTAACGCCCCACTACCACCACCAATGTTACCATCTTTATCGGCAATCATTACAACTTCATGTAGGTCGTTATTACCTGCGCTGTAGTGATTACCACGATTTACTGAATATTGTGCCATGATAGGCCTCCTATAATAGTTTTTTACCAGTCGCAGGTTTACTCTTATAGTCGCACATGATGTGCGATGGATAGAGGCCGCCTTGCTTATTTCGTATATTTATCTTAAAGTCAAAGTATTGATTACTGAATACAATGTCTATTCGTTTACCGTTACCCTGTTTACCACCATACTGTATCTCAACATCTCCGGTGATAGTGGCATACTGTGGGTTTTTTGCTTCAGACATTTCCCAGAAATACACCTTACCGCCTTCCATACCGTGAACCATCCAATACTTAGAACCAATACAAGTCTGTAAGAATTTCTTTAACTTTTGTTTATCTAATTTCGCTTTCACGTTAGGGAATTTTTTTCTCCCATAACTATTAAACACATCACAGAATATCTCATTTTCCAAACCGAATGTATCTAATATAGCCTTACCCATAGCAGTCTGTATTGACCCAGACCTTATGTCAGACGCAGTAAATATCGTACTAATACCCGCATTCATGAAAGTCAAGGTACTTGAGAACTTCAAGGAAAGGTAACTGAACTTCCCGTTAGCATGCTTCAATGTAATGTCGGTTAACTTTTTACCGTGGTCTGAGTGGTTATATGGGTCAATGTATATCTGGTTACCTTGAAGTTTAATGGGGCGACTTTGGTTCATACCACCTTCTGCGATAACTTCAGTTACCGGAGACCGTACCGCCTCAGCACATTTAACAAGTATATGCTCAACTTCTTTTGAATACGTCTTCTTACTCGTTATACCAGACAGCTGTTCGTTCAGCACTTCAACGAAGTCATGCTCGAACTTGATACCTTTGTTTACTCTGGTACCACCGGCGGGTTGACCACCAAACTCTTCAGTCTTCTCTAATTTAGTAAGAGGCAGTTCTGCTCGGGCCTTCTGTCCTTGCATTTTACCGCCAACTATTACCTTCCGTTGGTTGGTAGGTAATAGTTTCAGAGCAAGAATCTTACCCGCAATATCTAACGGTTCTCCATGAGAGTACTTCGTGTTGTTGATAACAATGTATTCCGAAACGAGAATACCGTCATCCGTGACAAAGTTATTGGACTTACCATCCATCTGAAAAACTTTCTGTACGAGAACTTCAGAGCGGTACTCTTTATTTTCCCGTGTTATCTCATTGTATGATAAATTTGCCACTAACTAGTCCCCTTTACTCTCTATAGAGTATATCAGATACTATTTATATGTCAAGGGAATTCATGTTATTTTCTTCTTTATATTGAGCAATAGTGTCAATAAGTGGACGAACCCAGTTGTCACGGTGTTCGATAAAGACTTGTGGTTCATGGTTATCTACAGAGATAATCGTGACCAGTTGGGTGATAGGCATACCTGTACGTTCTTCCCACATGATTGCGTAGGCAGACTCTTGCATGAAGTAATTCTTAATCCAGTCAAGACGTTTAGGTTTCATAGCAGTCTTGTAATCGATGATGGATAACTTACCGTCGAAGACACCGACGCAATCCACACGACCTGCTACACCTAGATGGGTAGAGTAGAGGGGAGCTTCTTGAGCATGAACAAGAGTAAGTCGCTCGTCAAGAATAGGTTTGATTCTCAGAAAAGAATCTATTAGGTCGGGAGTACGTTTGGTCTTCTTCATTTCCCCATTATCAGGGTTGATCGCCATGTACTTGTCCCAATTAGGGTCATTGTTGACGTACTGTTCACAGATTTCGTGAACCGCAGTACCACGCGTAGATGCGCGATAGGAGACACGGTTCGCTTCTTTCTCACCAACACGAGCACGCCATTTAGCAATGGAGTCGCGAGAGAGAATAGAAAGGACAGTAGTGATAGAGGGAAGGTTGATACCTTCGGGGGTTTCATATTGACGACCGAACTCTGTAGTTACAGCGGTCATTTCTTGTAGTTCTATGGGAGAGTGTTTAAACATAATATAATCCAATTCAATTTATACCCCCATTATAACAGGCGTATTCTTTAATGTCAAGGCTTATTTTGGAAATGTCTGATAAAAGTCCCCGACGGGCACAGGACTGTGGAATGTACTTTTATAAGTTAGACGGTAAAATGTGGTGTGAGCTTTCATGGTCACTAAACTGTTGCGGCATTTAGATTTAAACTATGCGCGTATTGAGAGATTCAACAGTTTCCACATTGTCTTAACAGTACTAGTCCTGTACCCGTTAGGGATTTTGGTGGAGTTAAACGGGATCGAACCGTTGACCTCCTGCGTGCAAGGCAGGCGCTCTCCCAGCTGAGCTATAACCCCGAATCTTAATGGTTCGGTTAGACTACTATATATACGTTTCGTATCTTAACAATCAGGATGATTCTCTACACACTGACCACTAGGTAATGATGTAGGTACATATCTACTTAGATTATCATCATACAGAGATACTTCAATGAATTTCACCAATTGGTCAATCTCTTCAGCAGTCAATCCTAATGGACGGAATCTATAGTCTAGTTTACCTTCCGGAATATCCGCTTGGGCGACACCTGCGTTCTTATACTCTACAACTTCACGTACACTCGCGAACGACGCACCATGACCCATAAAGTTAGAATCTGTCAGATTGTATAGTGGTGGAATTTTGAATTGATAGTCTTCAAACTCGTCTTGAGTAAACCCACCGCGACCTTTACGAACCGCATCGTTGATGGCATCTGCGTTTGCTATATTATCATTCACATCTAAGTCACTGAAACCGACCGCCATGAACATCTGTTCCTTAGTAGCATATTGTGGGGAACTAAGAGCAGGCCCTTGGTGACATCCCGCACAGTCACCTTTACCAAAGAACACTTGAGCACCCTTCAGTTCAGTCTCGGACAACGCATCCTCATCACCACGCAACCATTTCTGGAATGGTGCTTCATTGGACAAGATAGTACGTTCAAATGCGGCAATAGATTGTGCGGCAGTGACAAGTAAGTCATCTCCACCTATTTCCATAACAAGTTCTTGGTACTCGGGTAATGTTGTAAGCAGAGAATCATCACCAACGTTTAGACGATGTACACCAAGACCCGCGACTGCTTGTGTTTCTAGTCCAGACCACTGTCGGGCGTTATTCTCTTTAGGAGTATTCGGAGTAGATAGTATAGACTCATCAACACCTATATTGACAATACCATCAACCGCATTACCGAACTGACCGTTCCATAACATCACCTCTTGGTAAGCAGTGTTCATTGCGGTAGGAGACGCGAGAGGTTGTACGTCAGCGAGAGCCCCCAAGACATTAACACGGTTCGAACCATTACCGACACCACCTTCACCCACACCTTGAGCAATACCGGACTTGAATCCGGATCTAGCGTTGTGACAAGATGCGCACGAAAATGTTGCCTCATGTTCTTCGCTAGCACCAAGAGTCATAGCAGTTTCATGGAACAATAATTTACCCAATTTAACCTTTTCCTCGGTTATAGGATTCATCACATCTTGAGGGATGTTACTATAGTCGTCACTCATAGGAAGTACGAGGTCACTGACTATGATTAGCTCGCGCAGTTTTGCGCTCTCTATCTGTACGGGTGTTTGGGCGGGAGGAGTTGTAGTAGAAGGAACTTCAATGAACTCGGGCATTTCAGTACCTCCACCACAGGCGGATAGAAGTACGGATGTTACTGTCACTAACATTAGGTTTTTCATAATATACTCACAATATAAACAATAATATAAACAAATGGCGGAGAGTGTAGGATTCGAACCTACGGAACCTTTCAGTTCGTCTGATTTCAAGTCAGGTGCATTCGGCCACTCTGCCAACTCTCCATTTGTAGCTATAATAACATACTCTAGTATACCTGTCAAGGCATTTAGTATATTAGTTTCCGTCTTCGACTAGGAACTCCCAATCCTATTGACTTCCGGACTTGCCATGCTCTCTCTGGGCACCACTCATTCAGTTATTTAAACAGGGGAATAAGACCCTGTGAGCGAGTTTAGAGTCGTCGTCGCGACTGTTCTATTATAGATCTTTTCGAAACATATGGTGGATACAAATAACCACCACACAAAATATAATAGCTACTTCTAAATAGTTCACTATAAACCTCTTAAAATGAGGGGCCCGAAGACCCCTCGTCACAACTAAGCATACAAATCAAAATCTTCTACAGTGTCAAAATATGATTCAATTGAAATCACACTCCTATCCAGTTCGAGTTCTTGAGTAAAGGTATATGCCGAATGGGGAGATATAAAAGTTCTCACCATCGGTTCAGCCGAGCTACCATCACGAACGTATCGTACGATAATAATATCCATCGTAGTCTCCTTGGTTAGCGATTGTTGACGTATGCAATTCAAATCGAGGGGATACAAATATAGATGGCGAGGAATAATATACGGTTGTATTTATATATTATTATATACCAAAAATTCTCTAATGAGCGCTGAACCTAACATTACCATCATAACCGCGTTCAGTATAATCAATGCGCGGTCTTTCCAGATAATAGATACCCACATCCACAGTGCGGTACCCAACACACCGACCGCAAGGTCGTATGTTCTAAACTCAGGGCCTGCCAATCTGAACATTACTGATACTATAATAAATAATGTTGCTGCCCACTTAACATACCAATCTAGTGGATATGTTCCGTTTTTACTTTCTTCACGTGTTGTCATAATATAATCCTTAAATGGTACGAGTGAGAGGACTTGAACCTCCACTGATTTCTCAACAAGAACCTAAATCTTGCGCGTCTACCAATTTCGCCACACTCGCATTCTGGCTCCGAAGGTTGGGATCGAACCAACGACCAATTGATTAACAGTCAACTGCTCTACCGCTGAGCTACTTCGGAATTTCTTCTTTCTTACTAAGAACGCTATTATACTACACTATGAGTTATTTGTCAACTATCTAAATCAGATAAATCAACAAAACCTTGTTCTAACCATTTTCTCTCAATTGGGGTTAACTTTATACGTTCTACTTCAGACGCTTCCAATTCTAGACTATGGTTACGATAACCTTTCCTGAGAAATATCCACATATACCTCAAATAGAATCTAAGTACACCGTATCGTTTTATCTGGTAACAATGCTCCAATTCATGTCTGAACAAAGTCTCTAGTGCCAATTGATTATTCATAGTATTAGCACCAATACTCATGGTAGTGAATTTTCTCGGTCTCATTATGATATAAGGATATAACACAACTCCTCGATACCGTGAGGGCCAAGGAAAGATAGAACCATCTTCTTCACGATATACTATACGGAATTTCATTACGCTGCGTTTAACTCAGTAATGGCTTGCTGAGTGAATCCTCGTTTAACCAGTTCATTACGGAACTTTGCTTTAATCTTAGGAGTCCTACATCTAGAATACTCTTCGATAAGTTCAGGTGTCTGAAGTGTTTTCACGAAGAATCTCTCGGTAGTAAATTTACCGGTAGTGCGATTGTGGTGGACGACATCGTCTTTATACTTAATAGGCATTTCAGTGTTCTCAGTTAATAAGTGGCGTCCCGTAGGGGAGTCGAACCCCTGTTACCGCCGTGAAAGGGCGGTGTCCTAGGCCTCTAGACGAACGGGACTTAGTTAATGTAATTTTTCTATCATTATGGTAAGTTCGCCAGCATTACCACTGACGTATATAGCAGCGTCACTTATATCTACATGAACACTGTTATATTGATAGTCTGCGCAGACCTCTTCTACTGCTCGGTCTATCGCACTATCAGGACAAGTATAACATCCCACTATCCAACCCATATGGTCATATATGATATAGACATGCCGTTCAGACGATTCGTCTATTTCATGAGCAAGACCTAGTGGAGTGTTAAAATATTCCATACGATTATATAGGGAAATTATAGCGTCTCCAAATAAAATATATGGTCACCTATCCCACCGATGAGTATCATACTTTCATTCCAGAAAGGGTCAACATAATCAGTATGATAGTGAGTAGCACCCTCAGTCAATCCTCTATACTTACCTACCGAAAGCATTTGTGTCGCAACAGATAATGAACGATACCACGCATCCATTTCACTGGGGGTGTCTGTCTTACCATCACAATACCATGAAAACTGACACTTATTGCGAACTGGGTAACCTTCCCACAAACGTGCTTGGTGTACCACTTCGCATACTGTATCAGGGAATCGATTAGACTCAACCCTATTGAGTACTACATCAGCAACCGCATACTGACCAGCAAGACTCTCTGAACGTGCTTCGTGGTAGATATTCATCGCGAGACATCTAACGTCTGGTTGGATATCAGTATACGAAGTGGGAGCAGATTCACTGATTACTGGAAGAGTGATTAGACCTACTAGTGACATTGACGCAACTATTAACTTCATGTTCATTATATGTACCTCTTGAAGATATAATTATGCGTTTCTGAAATAAGATAGAACATAGCAGGAATAGAGGCAAAAACAACAGCTGTATCAGCAACACCAAACGTATTTCTCTGATATACCGCAGCACTTACGACTAAGATACTTAGAATACAAAACACAATAGATTTCATGTGGTCTCCTTTAGTTAATGGTACATTATACACGAGACCCGAAACTTTGTCAAGGCATTTTAAAGCAAAAAAAAGAGACCGCTAGGGTCTCTTCTTAAACTACCAGTAAACCGGCTATTTCTTCTGCTGTGCGATCCACTTCTTCGCTATAGGGTTTTCTATAGGCGACTTAGTAAACCTAGTAGCATCACGGTATGCGCGTACAGTCTCTTGTTTGTAGTCTTTACCTTCAGAGTTGTCCACAACTAGAAAGTTCTTCTTACCGAACATCTGTTGGAACTTACCAATATTACGTTGTACTGCTTTCCAGTATTTGGTTGCCTCTGCTGCGCCGATAGTACGTTCGCGTTCAGCGTCTCGTTTAACAGCAGTGTCCACATCAGTGTTCACAAAGACCATTGCGACATCATAACCAATCTCACGTAACGAAGCTGCCTGTTTAGCAATCTTGTCGGGGTCTTTACCCGTACCATCGATAACGAGACCAAGACGACCTTTAATGTACATCGCCTGTTTGGTACCTGTTAGTGCCTTCGCTTTACCGCGAAGTTCTTGTCCTTGAACAGAGAAGATATTATCGGGATTCATTTCCATCCCAGCCTTCTTCATTGCTGCTTCGAATGCGTCATCAGAGTTAACAACTTTATAACCCATTGAGGTCAATCCAGTCTTACCTACGATAAATGATTTACCAGAGCCTGGCCCACCCGCAAGAAAGATTGCCTTGAAGATCGCGGGGTCATTGACCCCTTCTTGTAAGTAAGTATTGAATGATTTTACCACGGTTGAAGTGCCCATAACTGTAATGCTGACTCTACAAGGTCTGCTTTCTTAGTAGGTAGACGATCTGCCGGAAAACCAAGACTCTGTCGTTTCAGTTGAATAAAGACTTTTAGTTCTTTAACAGTCATGGCATTCAACAATGCTCGTTCTGCTTCTTTCGCTTCTTCAGACGGGCCGGTAAGTACAGTTCGAGTATTCTCACCTCTCTTACTTAACCACACTCCGACTAGCACAGCGACTATTACAAAAAGACCGATTGTTAACGTAGTATCACTCATAATTTTTTGCCTATATTAATTAATGTTAGGTTATTTTACTTTATTTATACAAATAGTAAGTTTAAGTTTCAATACTATCAAATTCTGCTAACATGAGATCTGACCATACATGCTGAGTCTTCTCGCCCGGATGACCAAACTCTTTAACGTCCTGAAGTTTTTTGGCGGTAACATACATACATGGGCCTTTACCTAGTCCGTATCTACTTCTTGGCCTTAGAGCACCTAGAGCATCCTTCACCCACCTATTGTACATTGGAGTATCTCCGATAAACCCCACGTTGTGGTCGGGGCAGACCCCGACCTTCGGGTCTTTGAGGTTAAGAACTCCGAGCAAGTTAGACCAACTGCGATAGTGGAAAACTCCCTGTATGAGTTTAATACCAAGTGCGTCACACATCACTTCCATAGTCTTCATCATGGTAAGGTGGTGCATGATGTCTGTACGGGAATCATAAGCTTCGTTATAATAGTGTGCTAATATGTCCCGTTTCTTTTTAGTTCCAATAGTAGCGGTACGTACCGGAGAGTACTGAGTAGCATTCTCCGGTCGGTTTAGTCCAACAACGTTCTCACGAGACATTCGCATATATTCGACAACTTCTGCCCGTTGCCATGCCGACCATATCACAACCATGTGAGTCGGATTCTCTAACTCAGGATTGTGGAGGTGATCGGTTACAGCACGGAATATTCTGTCATTAGATGAACCACATACACCTAAGTTGACATAATCCATATTCAGTTTTTTCGCAAGAATAGAAGTCCATGTTTTGTCCCAATGTTCAGGTGGGTTACGGTCGAACCCCTCTAACTCATCTCCCCATACAAAGCTACAACCAGCAGTCAACAACATGTAATACTGTCCCTAATTAGTAATTAATTTATGAGAGTATTTATACTACTTCAGAATCGTGCTCTAAGTCATGTATGTACAGTTGAATCAACGAGTAGTGTAACACTTTAATAATGTCCTTACGCCACTCTTTAGGAGTCTCACCCTTCTTACCATAACGTTTTAAATACTTCTTAGCGTTACCGATACAAAACCCTGTTCCATGCCCATCGTCAATAATATCTTCGGTCGCCTGAATCTTACCGCCGGCATAGTGTTGGTTATAAGTTGAATCAATGTACAACCGTAATTCATCGAGTAACTGACCTTCACGGAACTTATATGGTGTAGACTTCTTATCGGCATCAAGGAGAGCGACTAGTTTGTCGTATCCAATGGATTCTTTAGGGGCCCTTACACCAAACCCAGCCTTATCCCACCCTGCGGGAGTTGCGTCATTCAATCGACTAGCAAGTTCTTGTTCTGAATAATGACTCATATGAACAACTCCTCGTACAAATCAAAGACCTCATTAGTTTCAGAACGAGCTTCATCTAGATTTCGTTTATGATAGATGTTGGCAATCTTACGAAAGTGTTTCTTATCAATCTCGTACTTTTCAGCAGTAACGTCGACGATATCTTTCATCAACTCACGTTCCGCTTCGATACGTAACATGCTATCGGACATTTCTCTTACCGCCGCAGCGACTTTATCTTTATCTGCTAAAATCATTATAGTATAATCCCACTAGTTGCTCGTGTATATTCCTTAGAAAAGTCTTGATTTGTTTCAGTAACAAACACATACTGTTGGAATGCCACAGACCTAGTGTCTTCATCACTAGTCATACAAATACCACGGGCAAAACCAACACCCTGATCACCATGAATTAACATACGTGGGTCTTTTAGTGTTACCACTCCATTGGAGTTCATAGATTCAAACTTACCTACATATTCGCCACTTACCGTGACTACTGTTACCACATCATTTAATTTCATTCTTCACTCTCAATTTCATCAATTAACATATCACGCATCGCTCTCGCTTGCGCATCTTCAGGGTTATTCACACTACCACCATTAACAAACTTATATGCTAGTGTAATGCGTTGACATCCTGCGTAAGCAGCGTGCCAACAGTGTAAATCTTCTTCTTCTCCAGAACCAAAATAATAGTGTCTAGCTTGCCATCCAGGCACATCTTGGATACGAACTATTTCGTCAGTCTTCTTATCATAGTACTCAAAGTAACCATCACCAGTCTCAGACCAAGTGAATAGTATTTGATAAGCGTTCGCATCATAGTTAGTATGCCATCCGACAAAACCGCCTGGCGGGTAATAGGAGAGTAATGCGGACGTGTGTGCTCCAATCTCCGCAGCGAAGTCATACTTGACCTTCTGCATAAAGTCTCCCCACATTTCCTTATCTTCACGTACCATCTTAGAGATAGGTTGCGCAAAGTAACGGTCGGGTGGGCCTACTAACTCAGGGTATCTAGATAGACAATCATCAAGATACTCACGAGACGTATAGTAAATACCTTTGTTGATATCTTCAATTTCGTGGTATGTCCAATACTTCTCATTATTGTAAGAAGGTTTTGATAACATCTCTTGCGAGAAACCATCGAGAACCTTTAACAACTCTTTATTCCTAATAACAACTTCGCTCATAAATCACTTCTTGTTTAACGTAAAACTTCCATCGATTAATTGTTTCCATTGTAACACATCGCCCACCTTCAAGTCAAGGGCTTCCATGAGTTCATCAGAGAATTCTATAGCAAGCTCTCCGTCTTCCACTTCAACTATAGGGCAGGTGAATATATTTTTATCTTCCGCGTCGCTCATTTTCAAATCGTTCATTGGCTGTTTTAATATCCTCGTCAGTTAACACATCATAGTTCGTTAAGTAATTTATAGTGTTGGCAATACCGCTCGCTAATCCAGACCGTCTACCTATCCTATAGGCAATAGCGATAACTGCCAACGCAATTACGGTGTGTAGTATTGGATCCATTATAGGATTCCTTATAGTTTGAAGTCAGAAAAATTAGATCTCTCCGTTAACAGTCTCTGACCAGATGCGCTATTATCGAACGCTGGGCCATTGTCCTCTTCTTTATTTAGAGGCGAATCATTCTGGTCAACATCATACAATCGCATCTTACTTCTATCTACACCGATAACGAATCTCTGGTTCGCACCAAGGTCGTTATATCGGTTCTTTAACTGTTTCACTAATATCTGATTTGACGCTTTAAGTTCGTCATTCACTATGAGCGCAAACATAAGGTCTGCGGTCGCAGGCAATCCAAAAGACTCAGACGTATCTTCCAATCCGACATCATCATTATTGTAACCACCACGAGTAGTTTGTGTCGCCGACACGACAGGCACGTCAAACTCGACAGCAAGTCCACGTAACTCTTCAGCAATTGACTTGATGTAACTATAAGAGTTGATTGACCCACCCATACCCTTCATACGCGCACTTGAACAAATGTTCAGATAGTCAATGAAAATAATATCAGGTATCATATTACGTTTAAGTTTTAGCTCATTCAGTAACGCACGGAAGTGATTAGCATGAGCGGAACCAGTTGGATACTCTTTAATGATTAACTTACCATTAGTCTTAGTAGCAATATTCTGAACCTTCTTAGTAAATGAATCTTTACTGAGATGTTCTAATTGATCAATAGGGACATTCAGTAAGTTCGCATCAATACGTTCTGCGATACGTTCTTCGGACATCTCCATAGTGATGTATAGGACGTTCTTACCCTGAGACAGAGCAGAAGCTGCCATATGGCACATGAACAGAGACTTACCAACACCAGTACCCGCAAGAGCGATGTTCAATGTCTTCTTAGGTAGACCGCCTTTAGTAATACGATTGAAATAGTCTAAATCAAATTCTAGACGTTCTTCTTCCAAGTGGTAGAAATCAAAACGTTCATCAGCGTTATCAATATAGTCGTGACCAATGTTAGTATCGAACGATACGGACAGGGCTTTAGACAGTACATCAGGAATAGCATTCTTACCCAACTCAGCGTGTTTGCCGTCGATGATAGAGATAGACTCCATGACAGCATTAAACACCGCACGGTCTTGACACCACTTCTCAGTGCGCTCAAGTAACCACTCTAAGTTTTCCTCAGAGTAATTGAAGATGTCCGGAAGGATATCCATAGCATGACGGTACTGCTCGTCAGTGAGACGGTCAGTACTGTCCAGTTCAATCTTGAAAGCTTCCTTAGAGGGAAGACGATTGAACTTAGCAATGAACTTAGTAAACTCTTTGAAGAGTGCCTGATAGACACCCTCAAAGTAGTCAGGATTTATAAACGCTGCGACCTTACGTGTGTAAGGATCATTAGTCAATAGATTCCGTAGAATCGTCTGTTGTAGATTGATTTCCGTCACTTGCTGCTCCAATTGAACCATCTTTAATTGCTAGTTCTATTACATCAATTAATATATCTGTGCAAAACTGCTGCAACTCTTCATTTACGAGATTGACCGTCTCAGGATAGCGTGTGGAGACGACATCAAAATTAAACTTTAATTGAGTCTCTTCACCTTCACCATCAAGTTGTACATTTTTATAACGGATTCTACTCCCATCAAATGGAGCACGTAGAATCATTACTTCCCACGTTTGACTATCGTCCTGCGCGTACGCAGGCACTAATTCGTAATCAACACCTTGACTAGGTTTATCTAAATCTAACGCTCTCATTCAATTATCTCCTTTAACGCATCAAGTGTATCTAAGTTGATGGGGCTATTATACCCTATTTGATAGGTCTTGGCAAGGAATTCTTTGAAATCACTTTCAGAAAAGATAGGTTCCCAGAATTCTTCGGTTAGAGTGTCCTTGGTACGAAACTTCTTATCTTCTGCTTCGGTGCCATGACAACGCGAATACCAACCATTACTTGGTTTGATAACATATCCACCAGCCAAGGCAACCTCGAGCAGACCAGACCACTTCTGTACACCACCTTCCCAAGATACGCCAATCGGAATCTTCGACTGTTCTTTCACATATCGAGACTTCTCAACCTTGATGATGAAGTTGTAACCAGTGATTTCCATGCCAGTCTTTTCTTGTTGACGGCCAATAATCCAAATGTTATCAGCTGAGTAATAGATGCCAGTGCCGCCACTAACCACATCTTTCGGAAACAAACCAATCTCTTTATAAGTGTGATTGATTGCCAACATTGGAATGTTCTTCATCGCAAGATACGGAGTACACATTCTGAACAGACCCTTCAGTGCCTTCGCACGTGACATGTCCGCAACACCTTTCTCGCTCAAGGCATCGTCCAGTTCTTTCTTAGACGCAAGGTTACCAATAGAGTCAATGACAATGATTACATCGTCGTCACGGTCTAGTTCTTCAAGCTGACTAATCAAGTCAAACTTCAAGTCTTCGACGTGTTTGATAGGCGTGTGTAACACACGAGAGGTATCAATACCAAACTGCTCGAAGTATGATTGAGGCGATCCAAACTCTGAATCATAGAACAACATAACCGCATCTTTCTTCGCTTTCAGGTAAGCACCTGCCATCAACAATGCGAATGAAGTCTTAAAGTGTTTAGACGGGCCTGCCAGAACCGTAAGGCCTGGAGCAATACCACCATCTACTGAACCAGACAACGCGACGTTCACCATAGGAACGTCGGTCGCAACCATATCTTTTGCCGTAAAGAATTTACTCGTACTGAGAACTTCAGTCTCTTTAATCTTAGAGTTCTTCTTTAGTTTGTCCATTATACTCATTAATCTTTTGCCTCACCAAAGTTAGCGAATGTGATGTTATTAACCTTTTCTCTTTCATCAAGGTCGTATTGTACACGATAACGAGTGTTTATGTCAAGTACTTTCTCAAGTAAGTCAAAAGATATTTCTTGGTCATCCACCTTATGGGCAGAGAACTTTAAGAAAGCATTCGTATCTTTAGGAAGACACGCACCACCGAAACCTCGTTTACCATCAAAGCCAGGCACACGAGTGTGGCCCATACCAACACGTTCGTCCAGTCCTGCCGCACGAGTAATGATGTTATAAGAACATCCATATAGATTAACCAAGTCATATAACTGATTAAAGAATGTTACCTTCGTAGCAAGATAGGAGTTGATTGTATACTTAACGAATGATGCCTCGAATGCGGTCATACGGTGATAGTCATTAGACTCACAACCACTGAAGATATCATAGATTTCAATCAGTTCTTGAGTTGCCTGTGGAGAACCACCCATGACGTGGAACTTGGCAGTAACGAAGTCAGCCTTAGCGTTCTTCTCTGTCAGGAACTCAGGATTATAACAGAATCGGTCTACTTGACGACGATCCATAGTATTGTATAGTCGCTGGACTACATCCGGAGTGATCGTAGATTTAACTACGACCAATGCGTTAGTGTGATAAAGAGTCTTCAGTACAGCATTTTCCACGATAGTAGAGTCTACAGTTCCGTTGTCATTAGATGGAGTCGGAGCACACACAAATACACATTGTGGGTCGAACTCTTTTAGATCATCTACCGATGTATTGTACTTCGGGTCAATTAGTTTGAAAGCAACCATCGGATGAGTAAACGCATACTCAACCGCTTGGCCAACAAAACCGTGACCTACGATTGCCACACGAAAAGGATTCGCTGGACTTAGTGGAGCATCATTATTTGACATTATTTAATCCCATTATAAGTTTTGTACCATTCATAAAAACGTTCAACACCTTCGGCGATACTTACCTTGGGTTGATATCCTAGAGCCTCTAACTTAGAAGTATTAGACCAAGTCTCTAGAGTATCCGCTGGATGTTTAGGTGCGAGGTTTTTAATTGCCTCTTTACCTACATTCTTTTCAATTTGCGTGATGAATTCCATAAGTTCGACTTGTTCACCACGACCGATGTTGAAAATCTCTCCCGATTCAATCTCAGGATGATTTAAAACGCACTCGATACCATCTAGGATATCTTCCACGAAGGTAAAGTCTCGCTTCATGTTCCCGTAATTATACACGGTAATCTCTTCCCCGTCAAGGATTTTATTCGTAAAATCAAATAAAGCCATATCAGGACGACCCCAAGGGCCATATACAGTGAAGAATCGTAGACCGACAGTGTTGAGTCCTGACGATTGGAACTGACATTCGTTTGCCCACTTGGTGTAACCATATGCGTTCAACTGTTTACCGGTCTCTTGACCTTCAGTCCAAGGTACCTGAGAACCCGCGTACACACAAGACGTTGACGCATAAATGATACGAGTGTCGGGAAGGTATTTCTTACACACATCAATAAGATTCTGAGTAGCATCAATGTTGTTACGGTGATACTGTTTCTCTTTACCCATTGAGTCACGTACGCCCGCGTGAGCAGCGAGATGGATGATAACATCTGGAGAAAATTCACGCAATAACGCTTCAGTCTTGATGTCGTCCGCGAGGTCACAGTTCCAGATAAACAGGTCAAAGTGAGTCATGCGGTCTATTTTGAGTTTCGGGTCATACAGGTGACGATTGAAATTATCGATACCTTTTACTTCATACCCATTGTTTTGTAAACGTCCAGCGAGTTGTGAACCTATGAATCCGGCAGCGCCGGTTACAAGTATTTTCTTCATTGTTTAACCATTCCTATAAATGTATTCTAATGCTCGATCCGCCTCTACCAACAGAGGCCTACTAGCATACCAGTTTCCAGTATCGTTGTCGAACTCACGAATTAGGTCTGCGAGTTGGGTGGCGGTGAGGGGATATCCTTTCGCATATGCGTTACCCGCAATTGACAACATAATGCTGTACATCTTACCATACCACCCAGTGTCGCTAATTTGTTGATACTCCGCACCCAGTCTTCGAGGCCAGAACGGGCAGTCACGATATGATGACCATCTGAAGTCAGTATTATTTAGACCGTCCTTACGATGTTGAATTACGGCAGATGCCAAGTGTGGAGGTAGTCTATCTAGAAAAGAATTACCAGTCTTCTCGTGATAAGGATGTTTAGCAATCAACTCTGACACATTCAGAGCAGCTCCTTTATTCTCAAAGAAGAACGACCACGCGTTAGGATATACCGCAGGGATATAGTACATACGCGCAAGGTCTTTAGTCTGTGGGTCACCAATCTCACCCAGTTCAGTGTTGAGTGCGTACCAGAACGCTTTGATGCGCTCGGTCTCAACCGTCTCGTCTAATCGAAAGACAATGCGAAACTTAGGATAGTTATCTACGTCTTTCGGATGAGTCGGCTCACGTGAACTTGCTGTATTGTAGACCACATAATCATACTGACCGAAGTCTTCACGTAATGCGTCTTCTAGGGCACTAAGAGAACCGGTAGGATAATTATGATCGTCCACATCAACACAGCACCAACCACCCCAACGTAGAGTATTGCGGTTAGCGCGAGTCGTGCCGTCCTCGAAAACAGCAGGAGTAATAAGAGCAGAACTGTTAGCACCACCTTTTTGTCCCTCTTTAGTCGAGAGTGCTTTCAGTAAACCAACGAAGGCATCCCAAGTATCAAAAGATTGCTTGCGATGAGTCTTGTTGTCGAACTGATTTTTAAATATAGTTAATTCGTAATTCATGTGACCATTATACCATAATATAGAGTGCCTGTCAACCGAAGAAATCCTCTAGTGACGACGGAGGTTCCGCGTCCCAACCAACCGCATCAAGAATGGGAGTAAGTGGGTCTAGGAAACTTTTAGTAAACATCAGGTCATAATCGATATGAGTATGTAGACGCAACTCTTTTGGCATATTAAGTGGGTATGATATAACATTCTGACCCAAGTAATTAGGAACTTTCAGATAAACGAACTTAATCTTCTCGCCCGTCTGGACTTCCTGATACTTCTGTGTCAGACCGTGAGTCTTCAATGCGGCATTGTAACACAACGCACCGCGCACATGAATCGGAGTACCTTTCTTGAAGATAGTCTTGCGGTCTACCCATTTGTTCAGGGCAGATATACCACGAGGGAATGAAATATCTTCGGGTGGTAAGGTTCTGAAATGGGACTTAAAGTCTCGAATGTACTGTTGTGTGTCTGATTCGGTACCTTCTACGATAACCCGAAAGATTTCCTTGAACTTGTCACGCACGACCGAAGGAGTCGATGACTTGATTGCCTCGATACCCATCATCTTGAGTTTAGGTTCTGCGTATTGGACACCCTCGTTGTTATGGACGTTCAGGATGTAACGTTTCTTAGCCATCCAGATACCACGGTCAGCGATAACTTCACGTCCCATCTCCATACGATTACTATATGCGCCAGTAATCTTCGCCATCTCTGCGTAAGATGTTTCCAGAACTTTCTCAAAGTGTTCGGAACAAATCTTGTCTAGGAATTTAACAGGGTCTTTAGGAGCAAACTTATCAACCAAGGCACCCATACGAATATAAACAGAGTCGGTATCAATTGCCACAACGTAGTCTTCATCTGTTTTAAGGAGGTTTTGCATTTCATTGTTAACGGCTCTCTCTGCCCATTTGATTGCGAGTTGACCCGCAATAGTAATTGATTCCGCAACTCGCTGATCAAAATATCTAAAATAGCGATTCCCAAGGGCGCCATAAAGTGAATTCATAAGAATCTTGATGGCGGCCTGTTTATTGTTCAGAGAGGTAATCTTATACTGGAGCGCCTTAGATGGATTATGTTGATACTCTTGTTGAAGTTCCAACATCTCTTTCTTGACTACCCGACGTTCCGAATAGTATTGTTCGATGATTGAAGGAACAACACCTTTTCGGTCGTGCGAGAATCTAACACCAGTAGGCGCAATAGAATGACAGAGTTTAGAATAATCAAAGTCGTCACTATACATAGTACCGTCTAGTATTTTATCCACAGACATATTTGGAACAATACCATCCAAAACAGTCTCGGGGGACATGTTGTACTGTACAATGATGTTAGGATACAGAGAGTTCAAATCGAAAGAGGTTACCCAGTCGTGCGAACCGACTTGAGGTTCTTTCACGTAACCACCGGCAAATGCGGACTTAGGTTTATCTGTCTTAGGTGGAACCACAATCTGTTTCGCGTTCAGCATACGATAGATGATGCTGTCCCAGATATTAGTAGTACCTAGGGTATCACCGTAGTTGGCACCTGCCTTATATGCCATAGTCAGGATAAGGGAGATGAGGTCGAGTTTCTCGTCCAACGCATGAACGAGTTCAACATCCTTAATGTTATAGTCGATGAACTTCTGGTAATCTTCTTTGTAGAGATTAAACAGGGTACCGTGTTCTTCGTAGTCGATTTTACGCTCACCGAGTTCGATAGTCGCGATGTGGTCGAGACGATACGATTCTTGTTGGGTATATGTGAACTTCTTGTAAACATCCAAGTAATCGAGATGCTCAATACCCTCAAGGATATATTCTTGAACCTTCTTACCGAAGTATTCCCGATTGCGCTCGCGGATGATACCCCAAGGCGATAGTTTAGAAAGTAGTGTTTCGTCACCAAATAGATTACGCGTACGGTTGATGATGTACGGAATATCAAATCCCATAGTGTTCCAACCAGTAATTACGTCGGGAGTATGGCGACTCCAGTGGTCAATAAACTTACGCAACAAATCCATCTCGTTATCGCATTTGATATACAAGACATCTTTACGTGTGACCACATAGTCATTCAGACCCCACACCCAGTAGACACCGTCGTTCTTGCGTAACGTAATAGAGATGACAGGATGTTCGGCCTTACTAGGTTCAGGGAACCCCGCGTCAGACGCAACCTCAATATCGAAGTTGGTGACTTCTACCGAAGAACGGTCGAACTCGATATCGGTCGGGAATTTTTTAGCGATGTACTGAAACACCATGTTATTCATACCGTACACATTGACGTTAGAAACGTCACGATACAGTTTATCAAACTCGGTCGCCTCAGACATAGAGTCGAAAGTCACGGGCGCGACATTCTGACCGTCTAGGGTTTTCCAAGGTGAGGTTTTGTCACTATTGACAAATAGAGTGGGTTTAAACGCAATCTTTTTCTTGACGCGTTCGCCATTTTTGTATCCGCGATACAGCAAGTTATTGCCGCGACGGACAACTGAGGTATAGAATTCTTTAGTATTTTTTATCATGTGGCCATTATAGGTTAATATGAACGCTGTGTCAAGAGAAAAAATCGGAAAGGGTAGCAGTATTGTTCTGTTCGTACCAGTCTCTACAAATGTCCATCACTCGCTGACGACGTTTGTAATTAATCTCACCATTATCTAGTAGTGTTTCAAATAACTTGTCTATCCCGCCACCTAGTTGTAGGTTGATGTGGGGTTTGACCTTACCAAGAACTTTTTCGATCTCAAACTCTTCTCGAATTATATTCTTCTGTTTTGGTTTGTTGAGTTCTTCCCACGAGAACTTCATAAAGAACTCGCGTACGCGTGGATCTAGATACGGAGTAACATGAACCTTACCATGTTTCTCTGCTAGATTAGTGTGTTGTTTTAGTCCTGCGCAGTCACCGTCGAGGTAGGCATTACGGAACTCATTCCAGTTGACTCTCTTCTGGTTGTTTTCTTTACAGTACTTGACATAGTTGCGCTTCTTTTTAAAAGAAGAGTATCTAATCATTGCTTTCTTAGAACACCCGAAGTATGCGTCAGCACCCCATCCAGTGATACAGTATTCCTCTGTCATGTTTTCATAACAATAGAGGAAGGGAAACACTGCGGCTTCGTAGTGGGATTTCTTGCGACAACCATGTTTGACTAGTCGGTGCCAGTCTTCAACTAGGTTATCAGTAGGGACAATAATAGTGGTGAACTCCCACCCCATGATTTCTGCGACTTCCTTTGCCTTCGCGTGGTCATAAGATGGTTGTCCTTCAAGATGGAAACTATACGCGTGTACAGTCTTCCCAGCATCCTGTGCAGCGATTGCCACACTGATACTGTCAACACCACCAGAAAGAAGTACCGCAACTTTATCATGCGGCACCTTTCCTGCTATGTGGTCAGAGAGAATTTCTCTAATCATCAATTACCCCATATGGCTCTTAATATAACTACCATTTAAAATATCCTTATCCCACTCACTCATAGGTCGTCTAGCAACATCTAGAAGTGTGCCCATTCCCATTAAATCAGTACCCTGAACTCGACAATGATTAAACTTAGTATTAGGTTTGCGATAATCGTAGTGTTTCACAACAGGGAGACCATCAAGACTCATCAATAGGTCGGTACACGTATGACCATTCCATGTCTGGTCTAGATATTGAACAGTCGCATCATTCTTGAATAACATATATTGGATGTACGGCTGGTCTGTTATATAATAACTCGCATCTATACCAGAATCCTGAATAACCTCAACATAGTCTTTAAGGTCGAACCACCCTTCCGTACGTGCGCGTATACGCATCTTCTTCGAATATATCACAACACCACTGTTTAACGCAATAGGTAATTGCCCATCTATACTAGGAAACTCAACACCCAACTTAGTTCTCACCAAGTTATCCCATTCTATAAGTTCAATGCGTTTGTGGTCTGGCATAGGATTATCCAGTACCCACAATTCAGGTACCATACCAACATCCATATTCTCATTGAATGCGTCGAATATATTATATTGTAGTTTCTCTGCGGGAAATATATCTAAGTCAGCAAACAGAACTTTATCATATTCATCGAACATAGGGTCGAATATAGGTTTTAGTGCTGAAAAGAAGTAACCCTTATCACCTACCGAATAGTTAAAATGTTTTGATAAGAAGTCAGGGTTATGTTCAAATATGTAATGAACACCTATACGTCTAGCATACTCCTCCATCATGCGACGACCCAACAAGATATCTGCTCTTAAATCACCATCCCAGTACTGGTAAATGACATTCATGTGGTAGAATCTTGGTTGATCTGAAACTTGCGGTATACCCCAGTTTTATTCAGACTAACATGATTGAAGTTAGACACATTACCATGTAATTGGATATTCGCGTGACCAAATTTAAGGAATCTATCGGACGCAACACATAGACACTGGAACATGAAAGTTGCGCGACCAGAGTTACTCATAGACCACGACTGTTCTTTGAAGAACTCAAAGAAATCGGTAGTTAAAGCAAAACTATCTTGTCCTAGAATTTCGTCTTTCAAGCAGTCTAGAAACTGAATCGCAGTGTCTTCTTCACCAATCTCCGACATGAGAGATGCCCAAGAAGCAAAGTTTCTTCGGTAGGGGGAATATTCTGAAACGCTATCAAAGAAATCGTCTATAATATCATTACCTCTCTTCACTATACCGGAATAACTTTTCCAATATTCAATGGCATTTGACATGTTAAGGGAAGGGAGACCCTTACGTTTTACCGCATCGCCCAGAGTAGTTATCTCACTAGCCTTTGCCTTTGGATACTTGCGTTGAATCTCATCACCGGCAGTACGCTTACGAGCTTCGGTTCCTTTGGTAAAGGTGTCAGGCATAACTCCCAGTATAACCGGAACTAATACCGTTATACCTAACTTTATCACAGCGATCAATCTATGCTGGAACTCAGTTATGTTACCATCGGTGTTGAATGTTAAAGCACCACCATCCCACAACCAACCTTCTCTCTCAATATTCCTAACAAGATTATTGACTTGATTCTTTTTAATAAGTCTATTATCATAGTTATGGTTGTCAAGAATGTATTGGGCGACTGTTGGAGTTAATAACAGCTGGGTAACCCCTTTTGTTTCTGATTTGGGATCAAACCCCAATTTTTCTACTCTTAAAGTCATATTTCGAATCCTCTATTTTATGACGTTTATATAATAGTACTATTACTTTATCGCAATAGCACCCACAAACAGGTGATTCATCCAGAACGGTTGAATCTTTGTTGAATCAAAACCAACTGAGGTCAGTAGACTAGTCAGGTCATTCCAAGTCATCGGTTTCAACATAGTTCGGAGAATCTTCTCTTTCTCCATAATATCTTCATAGGTAAAGTGCTGTGCCTTGTACTCATAAAACGTAGAGGTCATCATATCTTGGATACGTGAGTTCTCCGCATAAGTCTTCTCGGCAAAGATAAACGCACCACCTTCGTTGAGTCCGTCATAGATGTTCTGTAGTACTTTCTTTCTCCATAAAGGTTGCATAAACTGTAACGTAAAGATAGATGTCACAAGAGAACAGTTGGCGAAGTTGTGGTGGATGATGTTTTTGTTTTGAAAACAGACGTGATGACCACCTTCGTTAAGTCTTGTCTGTCGCGCAGTCATATCGTCTTGAAATACCGGAGCATACTCAACACCACAGTAATGTGCGTTAGGGGCAGTAGTATGATTCTGTTCAACCATTGCTTCGATAGTCTTACCTGTACTACATCCAATGTCAACGACCTTAGTATCGTTCTCTACAAAGTAACGTGATAGGTTTACCACGTCATCATGGAGCGTGGAGTAGTGACGAATCGAAGCATCGATGTGATTATCGAAACCTTCTTCGCGGTGACCAAACGTAAAGTCTTTATACTTCTCTCTATCTTTCATTATACACCTTCAATACGTTCTCATAAACGCTCTCTGCGACTGCTTTCATCATTAGTGGAGGAACCATACGACCAACACGTTCTGCCTTCTGGTTCCACTTACCCGTGAGTTTAAAATCATCAGGAAGTGACATTATACGCTTTAATTCACCTAGTGTCAACTTTCTTGGTTCACTCCAGTGAAATGCGCCGGCAGTAGTGTCACCATTACCCATTGCGGTAAGAGTAGGAGCAGGAGCTTCGAGAGATACACGTTTAAGGTTGAAGTGATGTCCTTTAGGATGATAGTCACCACCAGTCAAGACCTTATCAGGGAACCTTGGCATTAGAGATCCCGTGTCTTTCCAGTAGGCGGTTCTCTCGAACTTCTCGGTCAGGTATTTGACTTCTTCCTCGTCATACTCCAAACCAAGGAGAGCATCCTTCAGTGGAATTGTGGTGTTAGATGGTGTAGGGAATAAGTGATTCATTGTCAAGAAATGTAGACCAACCTTGTCAGCAACATCTTGTCTCACGGCAATGAAGATTACACGTGAACGAGTTTGCGATACACCATAGTAACGAGCATCTAGTACTTCCGACACAACCTCGTAACCAATATTCTCAAACTCATTTAGAATACGTGCGTAGTATTCCTTAGCCTCACCAATAGTAAGACCTTTAACGTTCTCCGCGATAATAACCTTGGGTTGAATATCGTTAGCAACACGAAGGAACTCGAAGAACAGGTCTTCAATATTCTCGACAATTTTACCATCAGAGTATTTTTTAGTTTGTCCCCATCCATCAGAATGTTTGCCATCCGATGAATGGGAAAGTTTCCCTGCGACAGAGAATGCTGAACACGGGGGTGACCCGTCAAGAATGTCCAGTTCACCTTTCTTGAGACCGACAAGGTCTAGAAAGTCTTGACCAGACAATTCTTTGATATCGTTGGGGACGATAGGAGTGGTAGGATAGTTATCTTTGTAGGTGTTACGTGCTTCTTCGACAAACTCATTGATCGCGAGAATATCACCACCGGCAAGACGATAACCAGTGGATGAACCGCCACCACCCGCAAAGGTGGAGACTACGTTAAATTTCTTTTGAGATGCTGCGTCGTAAACATCTTGTAATGTATAGGGGGTGTAAGTCATAATATACCTTCAGTTGTATAAGTTGCATTATACAGTATTTAGCGTAGTATGTCAACTAGAATATAGCACATACAGTCATTCAATTCATGCTGATATTATACATGACTCTGAAGGGTTTGTCAATCAATTATTGCGAAAAACTTGTGTCGTGTCCAAGGTTCATTAATATGAGTCTCATTATAACCGTGATGGTCTTGAGTAACTAACAACCTCTTAGAGATGACTTGAGTGGTAGGTGTAAGAATACCTTTACCATTCTTGTCAAGCATATTGAACGGTTCGCCAATGTCGCGACAAAAGGTCAAAGTATCACACCCATGCCATGGATGTATAGCAGTATCAGATAACCCCAGATAGTTTACTTCAGGTAGTGCCAGATGAGACGTGGTGTACGTTCTAAACAATCTCTGTAGGGTACAGTACGGGCCGCAGTTGATTGGAAAATTATTATTAACAAGAGTATGATTCGCCCAATGAGCAAACCGTCTATCTAGGGAATACATCCCCATAAACAAACCTATGTTGGCGTAAAGCATACTGTCCGACGCCTTCGCGAGAGATTTAAACACCTCGTATCGCTCAGGAATCAGATAGGTATCATGTTCTATAACCCAAAACTTCTCACCGGACTCTGCTTGTTGTCTCATGAGTTCCCAATGAGAACACATTCCTGCCTTCTCTGTAGGAGAGTGATCGTCCTTCGCGTTACCAGAATGTAGGTCGACTCCCATGAGACTAGCCTTCCAGTTGTAACGGTCTACATGTTCTTGAAACGTATCAGACTCAGGAGTGATAGCATCAAACACTTCTATACCATCAATAAACCCATCGTCAATAGCACATTGAAAAGACTTCCGAGAAATCTCAGCATACTCTTCTGACCTTTCATTACCCTTGATTACTATCTGTCTTACTTTCAAGAAATTCTCCTTTTGATAAACTCTTCCTGATTACCACTTCTTAACCTACAATGAACAAACTTAGTAGTTGGGGTTCTCATATCATTCCAGATTTCAGACACATTATTAAAAAGCTTCACGCTGTCTGTCCATATATGACCATTCCAGTCCTGACTTAACAATTGTATGTCAGCATTATTCTTATGTAACATATACTGAAGATATGGTTGAGCGGTCAGAAAATATTCATCAGGCATTCTATTTTCAAAGTCATTTAACCTAGGTGCCTTATCAATCATCCACTCTACGTATTCAGGTAGGTCAAACCAGTTCCTCGCTTTCTCTCTGATTTGTTTTGAATACAACACGACTCCGCTGTTAAATGATACATCAACAACAGCAACTTCTTCCTTCCATTCTTTTAGTTTCTTTAGTTTAGTCGGAGGAATTCTATCATGGAAGGTTTCTTCGACGACTCCGACTTCACCCGTGAGTTCATCAAATATATTATCAGTCAGTCCCTCGATAGGAAGAACATCAACGTCCGCGTAAAGAATTTTGTCGTATTGGTCAAACCGAGGGTCTAGTAAGGGTTTCAGTGAACCGAAGTACACGTCATTATTTTGGATACGATTACCAGTAGTGTATTGGTAATGTGTTTGTAAGAAATCGGTATTATGCTCGAACATGTATTCAACACCGACAGTCTTAGCATATTCTGTCATAAGATGAACGCCCGCTTCTACTTCAGGGGTGATATCACCATCGAAATATTGATATATAAGATTCATTCATCAGTTTCCATAATTAAAAAAAGGGAGACATTGCTGTCCCCCTTATTTAGTTAAGCAAGTAAGGTTAGACAATACATAATGGTATAGCCACTAAGTACCGCAGCACAGATAACACCGATTTGGTCAATACGACTGTTATACGATTTTCTCTTTTGCATTTTTTGTTTCCTCGTTAGAATTGATTGATATCTTACGAGGCTTCTGACTATCAGGTATTACGACTTCCAATTTTATGGCAAGTAACCCATTCCTGAAATCAGCTCCAGTTACTTCAACATACTCCGACAGACGGAATTGTTTCTCAAACTTCTTAGTTGAGATACCCTTGTGAATATATTCCCTACCACGGTCTTCATGCTTACCTCGAACGGTAAGTGTGCGGTTCTGTATTACGATATCGATTTCATCTTCACCGAAACCGGCACATGCTAATTCGATAAGGTAATTGTTACCCCCAGTAGTAATAATATTATGTGGGGGAAAGTTATCGCCCGAGTTGCGTGAGACGCGGTCTAGGTCTTGAAACATAGAATCGAATCCTACGAATGCTGAGCGAGGGAATAGTGATTTTGTTGCTGTGTTTGTCATGTAATGACTCCTTAATTAAAAGCAAGTATAATAGGATACCCGAACCATTCGGCATATCCTGAGTCGCTATTTATACAAATAACAACCTTAGTAGTATTTCGACGGACAAGGGTCACCTTCAACTCCGAAGGAGAAGGAGACTCGTGATTCTCGTGGAATTACTTGATGATGCGTACCTCGGGGGAGGTACACGTACATACCCGGCTTAAAATCAAAAGGTTCATTGTTATTGACACCTTCTACTTTTAAACCGACAGTGCTGATCACTTGGACGAGAAAAACGTCCATAGAGTCTTTATGCCAAGGGTATGACCCACTCGCACGACCAAATCCACTAAACGCGATGTTAGTGATTTTATTGGCGTGTAGGGTGAATACGTCTTGCATCTCTTCATAAATGTTCTTAGCAAACTCCGGAGCACTTCCGCGAGAATGAAACTTATTTAATCCGATACGCATTTTGTCTGAGTTGCGATCATATAGATCGTCTGGATGCGAGTCCATCATCTTCATGAACTCATTCCAGCTGTAGGTATCTTCCATATTAAACGGAAGACTACCCACAAACGGAATTTTATTTTTTATATTGTCGTCACGGTTTTCAAAAATATCATAATAATCTGACATGATTTAGGTATTCCAAATAATTAATTATTACCTATATTGTACTTAGGCTGTAATGTCCAGTTGGCCTTATCTTGGTACGATATAATTTTAATCTGCCTCATCGGAGCGCAGTCTTTAGCAACTTCTTTATTCACTATGGCAACAAGACCCCAGTCCTGTAATAGAGTTGCTATGGTATTGCGACGTTCTACATCGCCTTCCTCAAGATTACTTTTCTTCCCATCTAGTAAAAACAGTTCTTTAAAATGAACTATGAAGTATCTACCCTGCTTATGTAGGATATGACAAGATTGGAATAGAGTATTGTCGCGACGGGATGCGACACCTATTCTGGTCAAAGTTTCTCTAACTTTGAGGAAGTCATCTGGCTCAGCCAACGTTATTTCTAACATCATATCTAAGTTCCATTTAACGAGATTTTTCTCTTCCACCTTTATACACCTTATTTTTTATTACGCTGATCTGTTCATCAGTCAATAATGATAGAGCCTGCCTGGCCTTTTCATTACTGTATCCATAATATTCTTTTATTAATTGAATGGCATCAGTCTGACTTGCTTTATTCCACTTAGAAAATCTCTTTCTTTTCCTAACAATATTTATAAGAAAGTCATTCTGAAGTCGCACACTAATATGATGTAATCTGTTCATTTCGTTGGCAAGAATTACGGTATCTGAGAAGTAGGATAGAGACCTATTAATCAGATAACTGTTATAATATGTATCATTATCCGCGTCTCCGACCAACAAATTCTTCTTGGTGTCATTAATGCTTTTTACGAAGTCAAAGGGACTTAATTTTTTAGATTCGGTCATCTATCTTACACCATCCTCTTCTAAAGTCTTTTTCATATAACGTATTAATTCTAGCAATCTGGTCTGCAGTCATGATACCATCGTATACTTTCATAGTACTAGCGTTGTCATGAATGTTTAGTCTATCCGCAGACAACCCCAGAGCAGAGGACTCATTTATCAGCACTAGTAATCTATTTAGTTCACTGATATCTACGACAATATCGTAGTCTTCCGGAACGCCCATGTACCATGACTGAGTATAGAAGTGATTATTTTTAACAGAACCATCTTCCATAGATATAATAACTTTTTCAATGTCACTATCCAATGAAGGAAGTTCATTACCACGGCCACTGCGAATGTGGCGGGCCTGGTTCGCTACGATGTACTCACACGCAGATTTGAATCTATCAATTGGATCTCTTCGAACCGCAAGTCTAAAACTATCCTTACGGAAGGGAATATCGAATTGGTCTCCTTCTTTGCGGACTTTATCTAGTCTACCCGCACGACCAATATACTCATCGTGACCTCTATGAATTCTATATAATTCTTTTAGGGTAGACATACCGTTCTTGGGGCAAAGTCTCACATCAACATTATTAGGAAAATATAATACGTTATCGGCGGGAGACATTTCATATAGTGAAGTATTTTGCATTATGCTTTTATTTCCACGTTTGCCATGACCTCAGTGAGGCAGGCGACTAGGTTAAGTTCGTGATCTTGAACAAACGCATTCTTATATTGATAATCACCAAGTATCAGCACTAATTGTGGAATACTATTGGGCACAACATAATCATACATTTTATCGTATATGCCACGGAAAATCGCAGCAGGTTCTATATCTATATTATTTACGACCCAAGAACGCATACTCTTAAAGTTTTTATCTCGAATAGACTTGAATAACGCAGTATATGGGTCAGAGACTTGCTTAGCTGCTGTTAGCGGGATGTTCAGAGTGCCAGAGATAGAACCACGCTGCATCTCATTGATGACCCTGCGCCAGTCAGGAGCGTGCCGCATGATGAGGTTTGCGATCACGTTATTATCAAACTGAACGTTCTCTTCTTTGAGAATATGTTGGGCGCGAGACATGAATTGCCCACACAACTGAACCATAACTGTTTTGTTAAAATTGAACTGGTATTTGGAACATCTAGAGTGAAGAGGTTCGATAATACGGTTCTCGAAGTTACAAGTCATAATAAAACGACAGTTCTTAGAAAACTCTTCGATGAACCCACGGAGAGCAGGTTGGGTCGATTGGGGATTGAGGTAGTCCGCCTCATCTAGGATGACAACTTTGTAACCACCCTGTAAGGATACCGAGGAAGCAAACTGTTTAATCTTACCACGTAGGGTATCAATGTTACCTTCTTCCGACCCGTTCACAATGATGTAATCTACGTCCAGTTCTTCACAGATAGCACGTGCGACAGTAGTCTTACCAGTACCAGCGGTACCAGTGAACATCATATTAGGAATCTCGCCACCATCGACGATTTTCTGGAAGGTGGTCTTCAGTTCTGTAGGAAGGATTGTTTCTGAAACTTTTGATGGGCGATACTTCTCAACCCAAAGGAATTCTTTGCTCATGTGTTACTCCATAATAAAATAAATGTATCTTTCAACGAGAGCTATTATACTACAATAACTCTCTCATGTAAATAGGTATTAATCAAATAAGTTAAATAAATCTAAAGATTCCCACGGCCAGTAGGTGTAACCAAAATGTCCCCACCTCGCGGTCTCTTTTAAGTTTATGGAAAAGAGATCGAAACGGTCAATGATTCCTTTGGGTGTCAGGTCAACAGTATCCAGAACCAATTTTACGAGGTCTTCGCGCACTTGTCCGTCCGCATAGATGTATAAACTAGTGGGTTCTTTCACACCAATAGCATAACTCAACTGAACGGTACAGTTACTCACACCAAAAGAATGAACAATATTCTTTGCGATGTAACGTGCCATATATGCGCCAGAACGGTCAACCTTGGTACAGTCTTTACCACTAAACGCACCACCACCATGTGGACAGTACCCACCATAGGTGTCTACAATAATCTTTCGACCAGTAACACCAGCATCACCATCAGGGCCGCCAATGATAAACTGACCTGTGGGATTAATAAGATATTCAGTTTGGTTATCGACCCAATCACCGAGACATTTTTTGATAAGTTCTTTTATATTAGTTCGTACAATCTCTATATCTTGCTTTGCGGTATGTTGCGCACTACAAACGACTTTAGACACTCGAAGAGGTTTACCTGTTTCAGCATAATCGACAGAGACCTGAGACTTGATGTCGGGGCCATACTTTGAATACGCACTAACACTTTCTATTATCTTTTTACTGAGACTAATTGCGAGAGGCATATAGGTATCGGTCTCTGTACACGCATAACCAAACATTAGTCCTTGGTCACCCGCACCGAAGTCATCAGTACCTAGAGCGATGTCAGCAGATTGACCGTGTAGTTCATTGTAAACCTTTAAGTTTCTCCAATGGAAACCATCTTGTTCGTAACCAATTTCATACACAACGTCTCGAACAATCTGTTCAATACGTTTCTTGTCAAACTTATCGCTCTTATATTCTCCAGCAAGGACTACCATGTTAGTAGTTACAAGGGTTTCGACCGCAGCGCGATGGGAGGGGTTTTTATCTATCAGGTAGGTTGCTACAGCATCAGATATGATGTCAGCAATTTTATCGGGGTGGCCACTACTAACGCTTTCACTAGTAAAAGTGTAACTCATAATAAATTCTCATAATATATAAAATGGAGCCGCCTATCCGATTCGAACGGATCACCTGCGCATTACAAGTGCGCTGCTCTACCAAATGAGCTAAGGCGGCATTTACTTTCTAACTATTAGTATATAGACAGAGTTTAACTACCAATGTTACCAGTATAGCAAGTAGTAACATATTAGTCGTAAAGATTTCTATCGCTAGTATTGTGTGATACCAAACCCAACGAGTCT